GTCTGAGACCATAATAGAAACCGCAGTTAACATCACTAAAAAAGAACGTGATGAGGCTTATAGGGATTACCCTGGGCCTACTGATTTTGTCCACCTCCATAACCACACATTGTTTAGCCCTCTAGATGGAATCGCTACTCCAGATCAGTATTTTTCGGCATGTGCTGAACTTGGCAATCCGGCATTTAGTATTACAGACCATGGTAGTTTAGCTAATATTCCTGACGCTTATTGGTCGGCCCAAAAACATGGGGTTAAGTTTATCCCAGGTTGTGAAATTTATTATTCTCCTGATCATCCAGAATTTAAAAGGCTGCAAAAAGACCCTGAATTTAAATTGACTGCGTTAAGACCTGATTACGGAAAATCCGAGTTTACTGTTGAAGACTTGGATACTGAGGAGCGATATTCGGATTTTAGACGTCAAAGGCATCTTACAGTGTTGGCAATGAACATGGTTGGATACCGTAATCTTATTCAAATGACTACTGAAGCTTGGGATGATGGATTTTATTATAAGCCAAGGATTTGGTTTGATAAGATCAAGAAGTTTCATGAGGGTTTGATTATCTTATCAGGGTGTCTTAATGGGCCGGTTTCCCATTATCTTAGGCGTGCGGAATTCTGGAAGGGCGTAGAGAAAAAGCAGATCCGCCAAATCGAGAGGCATATTAGAAAAGAGAAACGCATTATCGCTCTTAGAATTTCTTCTAGCGCTGCAGCTATGCGTCGAAAGAAAAATCAAAAAATGGCAGTTGATGTCATTAAAAAATTTAGGGAATTACTCGGGGACCGATATTATCTTGAACTACAGATGCCCGGAGAAGAAATTCCATTTGGCAAGGGTGCTTTTAGGCAGACTGCCATGATTTCTGAGTCATTGGGAATTAGAGCAGTGTTGAGTAATGATTGCCATTATTTATCTCGCAAAGATTTTAAAGTTCAAAAATGTATGATGGCAATTGATCAAGGGTTGTCGATTAACGATCCTAATTTATTTCATGTAAATTCGGATGAGCAATTTTTTAAAAGCCGAGCACAATTACGTAAGACTTTTATTGAGGGTGGTTATAATAAGTTTATCACACCTGCAAGATTTGAAGAGATTTGTGATAACACAGTGGCTTTATCTGAGCGTTGTTCTGGGTTTAAACCGGATCTCAGTCCGAAGTTACCTTTAGTCCCTGAAGCAGGTAAGAAGCTTCGAGACATTGTTTATCAAGCTTTAAAAGACAAAAGGTTATGGAGCAAGGAGGAAAAGTTTGTAATTGACGGGCGAGAAGTTACTTATAAACAGCAAGCTAATATTGAATTAGAGCGGTATATTGAAAAGGGGTTTGCATCTTATTTTCTTATCATTCGCGATTTGATTTCTCATTCTAAGAGCAGTGGCTGGGAGATTGGTCCTGGTCGGGGCAGTGCTGGTGGATCTTTAGTTTGTTTTCTTGTAGGGATTCATTCAATTGATCCTTTGGCGTGGGGTCTTAGTTCAGTTCGGTTCATGGGTGATAGCCGTGGCGGGCGTTTATTAAACATCAAAATGGAGTAAAATGATTAAAGTTGAACATCTTGGGAAATTGGTAGAAGAGGCTTTTGGGTCTTATAAAATTTATTTAGAATTGTCGGGGGTTTTAACTGATCCGGGGGCTAAGTTGGCTTTATTAAAGTGGCCCGATATTGCTCAAATTGCTATTGAACATATTCAAGATCCTAGTGATGATAAATTAGATTTATTATATGCGGATTTGTGTATTGCTATCGTAGCTCCATTAGAGAAAATTTATGATTCAGTAGTTGAGCGTTTAGAACAGTTAACTGGTCAGAAACCCGCTGGTGTTGAGGAGATTAGCCATCTCATTATGAAACAATCTATTGTTAATCCAATTGATTTGAAATTTAGAATACTCTCAGAGTTAAATAAGATGTTTGTGACATTGCAGACCTTAACTGGTATTGAATATCCGTCACTTAAGGAAAGGGATTTATGAGAGCTTTAGTAGTTGGGTATGCGCCTGTAGGAAAACCTGCTTCGTTTGCTGTTGATATTGGCGGGGAGCATAAACGAGTTGTTCCTCTTAAAACGAAGTCTAAGTATCAAGCAGAGTTAGCTGGTATTAAGTATGTCTGTCAGGCCATCATAAATACAGATGTTGATCTTAATTTGAAGGTAACAATTAGCCATCTTCCTACAATTTTTGTTAAGGATAAAGATGGTAGTTTTAAAAAACGCAAGAAGAAAAACAAATTGGTTGATGAAGTACGTGAACTTAGTACTAAATTTTCTTCTTTTGTGTGTGAAACTAATAAAGATACAGAGTCGGTTAATGTTTTAAAAGCGAAAGCAAAATCAGCTAGTATTTAAATCGCATGGTAGTTGAGAGTTGGTCTGATTTAGCTAGAAAATCTATCCTTAATTGCGCTAAACAGAAGTTAGGGCAAGAATACAAGGATCGTCTCAAATTCGAGATTAAAGAGATTACTAAACAAGGTGCTAACAATTATTGGGTCAGGCTCTATAATACGGGGGCAACCTTTGATCACAATAAGAATGGTTTGGTTTTCCCTTATTTGTTAGGGATTACTAATGTTGATCCTATTAAATCTGGAAATAACCATATTATTCGATTCGATCCGGAATTTCCTGATATTGATATTGATTTGCTTCCTATTTCTAGGGATCCGATTAAAGAATACGCTGAAAAAACCTATGGATCTGAATATGTCTGCAATGTCGGTTTATGGTTAACTTATAAAGCTAGATTAGCGATTCAGGATGCAGCAACGGTTTTGGGGCATAACAGACATGAAGCTATCGCTATGTCGAAAGAACTCCCGACCGAGTTTGATGATATGTCTTATAATCAGGCTTATGAAGAGTTTAAAGAGTTTAAGAAATACGCCGATGAATTCCCGGAAGTTGTCGAATTAGCCTATCAAATGAAGGGGAAGATTAAATCCCAGGGCAAACACGCTGGTGGGTTGATTATTTCGTCAGTTCCAATTCGTGATTTTGTTCCGCTTACTTTTATCGGTGCCAAAAACAACAAACAGTGGACGTCAGCTTGGACCGAGGGTATGGCAGCTTCTCAATTGTCCAAATTTGGGCTGGTAAAATTTGATTTATTAGGGCTTTTAAATTTAGCTTATATTTATGATTGTAAGAATCTAATTAAAAAGACTAGAGGAATTGAAATTAACTTCGATGATATTCACCCAGGTGAGGATAAAGCTGGATGGATGGCCCAATCTAATGGAAAGAAAAAGAAGATTAAACTCAATGATCCTAAGGCTCTTAAGAACGCCAATGACGTCAAATTAGAGTCTATTTTCCAATTTGACACTGATCTTCAGAAGAGCATCCTCGAAAAGGGTGGTGTTAAGTCTTTCATGGATCTTGTGATTTATAATAGTTTAGGGCGTCCTGGGCCTTTGCCCATGGTTGATATCTATATTGGGAATCGGGATGGTAAGAATAAATGGAAAAGTAAACTTCATCCTAAAATGCTTGATATTCTTCAAGAAACCGAAGGTGTACTTTGCTTTCAAGAGCAGTTGTTACGCATATGGGTTGAAGTTTGCGGTTTCACAATGCCCGAAGCTGAGGCTGCGCAGAAAGCAGTTAAGAAGAAGAGGATTGAGATTCTGGACGAAATTGGGCCACGAGTTATTGAGGGAGCGGCAGTTCTGATTGGACACAAAAGCGCTCAAGAATTGTGGAATACCATGGTGTCTTTTGGTCGATACTGTTTTAATAAATCGCATGCGGTGGGTTATACTTTAATTGCTTATCGGTGTTTGTGGCTTAAGACTCACTTTCCTGCTGAATGGTGGGCAGCGGTTCTGTCTAAATGTCCGAACCACAAGACTCTTCAATTTATGGGCGCAGCTCGTTCGGAGGGGATCGATTTTGGTTCGATTAATGTTAACCATCCAACAGCTGAATTTTCGGTTGAAGATGGCCGAGTCATCCCAGGTATTTTGAGTGTTAAAGGAATTGGGAAGAAATTTGGTCGAGCATTGGTCAAGGAAGTGGAAAATGGCAAATTTGCTGATCTAGATGAATTTGTCGAACGGATTGGTAAAGACAAAACCGCTATTGAAAGATTGATTAAGCTTGGCGGTTTTGATTCTTTTTATCCTAATCGAAAAGCATTGTGGATGTGGTATTACTATAAAAATTGTAGTGGTTCGGATGTCACTAAAACGCGTCGTCTAATGAATTTCTGTTATACATGGAGCATTGATGAAATTAATGCCGAGCGCATTAGACAGGCTAATGAATACGAGAGAGCATATCCGAAACGCAAGAAGATCCCACAGAAAATTTCAAAATGGGAACCATCGACGGTTACTAGTACTCCGCGCAAGTTCAATGCAGAGTTGGAGTTAAACAAAATTCAAGTCAGGTTAACTAACAGGTTGGATCTAACGTTAGAGCAGGTTGCCCAAATGTTTCCTAAGGATTTCAAGTTATCTGAGATTTTGGATTTTGAGAAGGAATACTTAGGGTATTATTGGCATTCTCCTGTGGACATGTTTATCCATGATGAAAATACTAAGATTGAAAATGCCAAGAAAACTGGCATTTTAGAATGTGTAATTGAAGAAGTTCATAAACGAAAAGGAACACGAGGAGAGTATCTAATACTTAACGTGAATGATGGAATTAATACAGCTAGAGTCAACGTGTGGACTAGTGAATTAGATACTAATGATGAAGAAATCTTTGAAGCTGGTGTCGGAATTAGAACGAATGTTCGCTGGCAAGAAAGATGGAGAAGTTTTAGTGTTAAAAGGCACTCTTTGATTATGCCACTAATGGACAAGGAAGATGAATATGAGCCAGTATAGTTCTTGGCGTTTACAGGGCGGAGCCCCAATAGTTTCGGCACACGAGCTTACTTACTACACTCCACAAACTAATTATATGGTTTGTACATCGGGCGGATATGATCCGATTCACCCCGGCCATATTTCCTGTATGATGCAGGCTAAAAATTTCAATTATATTCTGGTTGTTATTGTAAATGGAGATACTTTCCTGAAAACCAAAAAGGGAAGACCGTTTCAAGATTTAAAAACTCGATGTCAGATTGTTTCAACTATTCGTGGTGTGGATTATGTAATCCCTTATGAAGTCGAAAATGATATGACGGTTTGCGGCGCTTTAGAGATTATCCGTCCGGGTGTGTTTGCAAAAGGCGGAGATCGCGTGGATATTGAGACTATCCCAGAATGGGAAGTATGTAGAAAAGGGAAAATCCGCATCGTTACTGGTGTTGGATTACCTAAAGATTGGAGCAGCTCGGACTTTTTAAATGACTGGGCAAAACATCGAGTATAACCTCCAATTTTGGAGGGAAAATGTTACTTCCTGATAAAGATGGGATTGCTTGTGATTTTTGTGGCACATCCTATAAAGAACAATTCAAATATTATTCTACGAACGCGACTAAATTTCAAGTTAAACGACGCAAAGACAAAGTCTTGGTCAAGTCTCCTCCGCAGAAAGTAGACTTCAATCAAGACATGTGCGAAGTCTGTTATGATGAGCTACTTGATCAGGTGAAAACCAATGTTGCCCCAGCTAAACGCAACGCCATTAAATGCGATTTATCTAAGACGTATAAATCTGAAAATTTTGAATATTATTTAGTTTTATTTGATTTTATTGATGTTGATAAAAACGCAACTCAAGAGATTAGAGTTGAACGAAACGTCATGGATCTTAACATCATTGTTGGCTTTGATCATCTATTAAAAAAATTGGAAGTAACTAGAAAGAAGATTCAGAAACAAGGTATGTGGACATGACCGAATGTTATAAGTTAATTGACATAATGTGTGGAGGAGAGCAATTACAAGCTCGACCTGTTGATTGGGATAGAGAAGTAGTAGATGGATTTGGTAACGACCAAAAGGGCGATCCTGTTAATGCCATTGGTTTCCATACTACTTGTCCGAGTTGCGGAAACCTTGTTGATTTTAAAAAATGTGATTTGTATGTTGGCAAAGACAAATCAGAAAATAACATAAAATGTGAATTTTGTGGTTGTGGAGCTGAATTTGATAAATCACAATATGAAGGAAAAGAGGGGGAAGAAGTCGTAGAAAAGAAGATTAAATTACCTTCTCTAAAAGCGAAGAGATTAGTTTTTAGAGATCCTATTACCGACGGGCTTTTTGATGAAGAAATTGATTTGAAATTACTTAAAAAATTAGATTTAGCTAAATCTAACTAGGCGGTAGACCATGGTTTTGGAGCGTCGTTTTTTATCAACAGTCCATTTATCCTCAAGCCTTAAGCGTTTGCGGATTTGCATAGACAATTTATTTAAATTCTGAGGTGTAAGTTCAATGTTAGCAATTTCTAAAAGTTCGCCACTAGTAACCCAACGATCAGGGGTTTTATACTCGGCTTCTAAAAATTCTATTACCCGTTGCACTCTAACATCTCTAGCATCCACCGCGAGTTTACGTTTGTTAGTTTTTTGTAATTTCATAGCGTTTTTTTGGATTACTTTCTTAGTATGTTCTAATAAATCTGAACTAAGTGAGTCAACACAATTTTTAATCTCTTCGGCTAGGTCAATGTCTAAATCAACCTCAATAATTTCTACATTTTCATTATTCATGGGAGCATCCGATGCGAGATCTTAGCCAAAAGTGTATTTTTAGTAATACCACTAAAAATTTAAATACTGTCATGGAGGTACTCCTCGAAGGTGAACAATATAAAGTCGCCATAAGCGAAGATCATGAAGATGAAGCTACCCCCAAAAACATTCGAAGTCTCATCCCTGGTCGCTTAGCAGAATTAGATACTGAAGCGGGAGATCGCCTTAAAAAGCTAGAACAGCTTGCAGCCTTAGCTAAAGAATTGGGCGTAGAAATTGGCGCACCTTCTGGTTCTGGTTCTGGTTTAGTGTTAGCGAAGAAAACAGAACAGTCTAAACAAAAACCGCAGCAGCCAACACGACAGCCTACCCCTGCGGATCCAAACGTGTTAAAAGATGCACCCACTGTTCAAATCGGTGGTCAACAATTTAAAATGCAGAAGAATACACGGAGCAGCAAGGGTTTAGGACTGTCAAAGGAGGAAACTGCTGCAGCCTTTGAGGCTGCAGAAAGACGAGTCTCAACCACCCCAACCACTGCGCGTCCTTCGTCGGGGGATGCGCCACGTTTCAATCCCCATTCCATCCCCGCCGTCGTTGAATCCAAAAATGGAGGATCGCTTGAAAAACCAACCATCTTTGCTAAACAGATGCAGACAATCAAAGGCCGCGAAGGAGTACCGGTCACTATTCCGAGGATTCTTACAGGGTCTGATGGAGAAACTGTTATAACCATCGTTAATACTGGCGGCGACAAAATGCTAAGAGAACGAACTAAAATGCTCGATAAATTGCCCGATTATTCAGAATCATGCAGACCATGCAGAGGCACAGGCGTTGTTAATCGTGTAAACTGTATTCATTGTAATGGTGTTGGGATTATTATTTAATCCCTCTAGCGCCGGGGTAACGATTTCCAAAACCAGTGTAGGTCTGTTTGCCAGGGGTTTCCGACGGACCTTGCAGTCGAGCTGGTGAATGTTTCTTAATTGATGGATGAATCGCCGCATCGTCCCCGACAACTGGGTCAATAATACCGCGTTCATGCCAGTGTCCTAGATTTTCTAAGCCTGAAGGATCATCTGATGGATCATTTACAGTTGGTTCGCCAACAGTGGTCTTTTTAGGTCGGACATTTTGGGCTTGTGGACGCCCTATTTTATCAGACATAGTAGCATGGGGATTTTCTGGTTGGCCCATAAGCTTTCTATGTTGCGGATTTGTTAATGGGGTTTCAAGATTTCCAGAGCGTTCTGGGAATTTTTTAGCTTTACTAGAATTAGGAGCGTTTGCTTTGGATTTTTTAGCTGTCCGCGCGTCTGGTTCGGGGATAAGATTCAATTCCAGTAACAACCGCCGTTGAGGGGCTGTCCACATGATTTAGAACCCTTCTAAAGAGCCCTTATCATAAGAGTCATTCTTTGGATAAAGACCGCCTCCAGTATGAGGATCGAGGGGCTTAGCTTGACGATTGTCTGCATTAGAAGTAAGGTCTACCAGATCTGACATATTAGGGTTCCAACCAGCATCAAGTTCGCCAGGATTCTTCTGAAGATCAGTAATTAAAGAATCGACGTGCCCTAATGCATCTGCCATTTCATTGGTCGGAACTGCACGTTGACGTAACTCTCGCTCGAACGAGAGTTTAAAAGTTGGGTTGTCAAGATATTTATAAGTATGAGTCTGAAAAAAAGCTGAAGTTAGAGCATCTTCGTAGGGAGAACCAGCTACCTTTAATTTAAAAGTGTCATCAATCCCTTCCCAACGAAACTGAGAATGATGTGATGTTTCTTCAACATCATGCGCTACGTTATCAAGCATGCCCTGGAGGACGGTGTTATCTTCCGAGACTAGACTTTCATGTAAAGTGTGCCGGAACGCCAGGATTATTTTCTTCTCCAGAGGTTCCAATTTATCCTGGGAAGCATCAGACATATTTGGCTCCATTAATCTTCATTTGTAATTTTGATCGTGATTCCTATTTAGAAAGCATTCGAGTATTTTATTTATATATGCTTAGACAATTTGATGTTATTCAGATTATTACAACCCGTCGAATTAGGTATTTATCTGCCCCTGCGGGATCGGCTTCCAGCCCCCAAGGAGATTGGAACGTAATTGGGATGATAGGGTCTGATGTGATAGCAGCAAAAAATGACACTATGGTAAGAATTCCGATTCAAGATACTCGAAAAGTGGGTAGCTATAATTTAGATGCTTTTCTAGAGCAGTTGTTTAATGCAGGATATCGCCAAGTGGATGAATACAACGTAACTGATAATGTTGCAAAAATGTTGGACATAGATATAATGGAAGCTCGTCAATTTTTAATTGACCATACTTTAAGAACAATAGTAAAATCAATTTCAGAACGCGATCAGATTTTAAGAAAGGTATTGCAACTGTGGCAGAAACAAGCAAAAAAAACATAATCGATTTATTGTTAGAACAACTAACTAAAAATCACGGGGAAGGAGCGGCCCGCCAAGGAGTTAGTGTAGTAAAAGTTCCCGTTATCTCCACCGGAGCCTTAACACTTGATCTCGCATTGGGCATCGGTGGGATTCCTAAAGGTCGGATTACTGAAATTTTTGGTCCTGAATCTTCTGGTAAAACCACACTTTCTCTTCAAGTTGCAGCAAATGCTCAAAAAGCTGGCGGCATTGTAGCATTCGTTGATGTTGAACATGCTTTAGATCCTAGCTATGCCGCCCAAATTGGCGTAAATATGGATACTCTTATTATTAGTCAACCTGATACAGGAGAACAAGCATTAGATATTGTAGATACTCTAGTATCATCCGGAGCAATTGCTCTAGTCATTGTAGATTCAGTAGCTGCTTTGGTTCCTAAAGCAGAGCTTGAAGGCAATATGGGAGATCACCATATTGGTGCCCAAGCACGATTATTGTCTCAAGGATTACGAAAACTAAAAGGATCAGTCAATAAATTCGGTACCGCCCTAATCTTCATTAATCAGCTGCGTGAAAAAATTGGAGTTATGTTTGGCAACCCCGAAGTTACCTCAGGTGGGCGAGCATTAAAATTTTACTCCTCTATTCGAATTGATATTAGACGTGTTGCCACTATTAAAAAAGAACAAGACGGTGGCGTTGGCAACCACGTAAGAACTAAAATTGTTAAAAACAAGCTTGCTCCACCATTTCGCCAAGCTGAGTTTGATATTATCTTCGGCAAAGGAGTTAGTCGAGCTGGATGTATCCTTGACAAGGGTGTTGAAACTAAATTGATCGACAAAAGAGGTAGCCATTTTAGTTATAACAACCTAAAATTAGGTAATGGTAGAAATAACGCCTGTGATATTCTTAACGCTAACCCTGATGTTATGCAAGAAATCGAAAACAAGGTTCTAGGCAATCATATTGTATTCGAGGGAGAAGATACGAAAGAGGATTAAATGCCATCAACAACACCTCTTTTTCGTAGAGGAGATACAGTTTATCTCCTAGAATCAGCCGAAATTGGAAAGTTAGAAGCTTTTAAAATTACCTCGATTAAACAAGTCGTGGACGGCAGATGGGTATACGAAATCAATATTGGCAAAAAACCTCCAGCCCAAGGATTAATTGGTGATACTTGGGACGCCCGCGTCAATGAATTAACCATCGCTTACTTAGAAAGCGAGTTGATTGGAGTGTGTGAAGCTCTAACAATAGTTGTGGCTAGAGCCCAAACACAAATTACCAACGTCCAAAATCGCGTTGGTGTTGTGTGTCCTGAAGATCCGGTTACAATTCCTCCCGACGCACCTCGATGGGCCATTGGAGATCAAGTATTTTTTGATGCCTCCGCACGAATCGGTTTCTTTCAAAACGCTAAGGTAACTCAAATTTTCGAGGTTGGAATTCAACCTGGATCCAGGCGTACTAGATTTCTTTATGCTACCGATCTTCGGAACAATTGGGATCCTGAGTTGCGTTTTAGAGAAGATGAACTTATTACGTTTTGTGAAGCCGCTCCAAAAGCTCTAGCTAGTTTACAAAGAGATTTGGAAGAAGCGGAAGCCAAACAGGCTACTTTGTGTCCTTAGCAGTATTTGATAAAAATGGCACACCGAGACGAAATTGAAGAAGTCGGAGACTCCACGCCTTTTGGGCCACATACCGAAAAATCCATCATTGCGTTAGCATTTGATAATCCAGAATTTTTCTCAACTATTGGTCGTTATCTTACCCACAAATATTTCAGGTTAACTGAAACTCAATATATTTACGGGATTATTGAAAAACTTTTTGAAGAAACTGAGCACATCCCAACTAGAGATGTTGTCCGAGATGAAGTGCTTAAGGGCCTCACTGTCGACGATGATTACGAACCTATCCTAGAAATTATTGATAGAGAAGCAGATCGGCGAGAAATTCCCTTTATTAAGAGGGAAATGCTAAAATGGGCTCAAGATCGAGCTTTTGGCCAACTTTACAGCGAAGAGGGCATTAGTGCTTATGAACGCAATGATTATGTTGAATTGGAAAGATTATTTGAAGAAGCACGAAGAATTACAGATACTACTACAAATGGGTTAACTTTTTTTGACGAATTAAATGCCATATTCCAAAAAGACCATCGAAATATTCTTACTAGTGGATTTCCTAAATTGGATAGGTGTATTGAAGGCAACGGACCAGCAAAAGGGGAAACTTTTTGTTGGATGGCTCCGACTGGTGTTGGCAAATCGATTTTGCTACCCCATTCGGGAATCGCTTGCCTAAAAAGAGGGGGCAATGTCCTACATGTTACGCTAGAATTGTCAAAATCCAAAACGGCCCTTCGTTATGCTGGAGCGATTTCTGATGTAGAAATTCATCGTCGATTTGAACCACAACATCGTCAAAAAATGATGGCAGCTTTAGAAAAAGCTCGAAATATTTATAGCGGTGACTTAAAAATTTTCGAGTTTCCACCAGACGAAATCTCTGTAAACGAAATTTATCATCTGATTTCACAAATGCGCCGTCAACATAACTGGCACCCAGACGTTCTAATAATTGACTATCTAGAGTTAATGATTTCACGACGTACAACAGATAATGCAAATGATTATACTCGTCAAAAACAAGTTTCTACCCAAATCCGAGGAGTGGCTAAAAATGAAAATATATTGATCTTTACAGCTACTCAAACTAATAGATCAGATCCAAAAAGCAAAAATGCTGGCGGCGTAATTGATGTTAACCGAGTGGCAGAATCCTATGGCAAGATGATGCCAATGGATTATGTAGTTAGTGCAAACCAAGATGTAGATGAATACAGCGCAGAGCATCCACAATTAAGACTCTTTATCGCCAAAAACCGTAATGGTAAGAAAAATGAAATCGTGAGAGTTTCAATTAACTATCGTACAATGCGGATGGCTGAGATTAGCAACAACCGCTTGACTAAGAAATAGTCGTAATTAAGAAGAGGTTATAATGCGTTATTATTATAAATGCGACAAAAGGCGTGCTGAGTGTTGTAAAATTTCGGATTTGCCCGACCGATTTTTTAAAACTGGTTTGTTTGAACAAGCCGAAATAGTGGTTGAAAACCGGTTGACAGAACTGACTGAAGATGGTTTAATTGATGGTGACAGCTCTCCTCTTATATGGGCGGTAGAGCATAAAATGATGGAAAAACCTGAGGTCAAGTGTCCGATTTGTGAAAGTGGAGCGGCAGTCATCATTAATAAAGCGCCAAACTGGTACTGGCGAGGCGATTGTTATGCCAACAAAGCAGATTGCCAAAAACAGATGAATATTCACAAATTGAAGACCAATGATCCTTATGGGTATATGAGACAACCAGGAGAGGTCGACGATATGATCAATAAAATTAAACGCGGAAACAAATCAAAGCCTAAGCACTTCCATTCATCGAAGTGATTCATTTATATTGTTATTTTGATTATCATAAGGGGAAACACCGTCCCTTATACGCTTGCTCCTATGACGATAAGAGTCAAAAAGCTGATTTCTATCCGCTTTACTTCCCGATGCAAGGGCTTCCACTCTCCATTGCTTACGAAAACGAACAGAAGATTAAAGCTTTGTTCGATGGTCCTCTGATTTTATCAGGATTTAAATCGTTTGTCGGCGCATTCAAACTTGACCCTCTCAAAGAATATCAAATTTACGATGCATCGTTACCTATCGAAGCTACACCTAGATTCTCAGACATAAAGAAAACCCTCCTTAAGAAAATTGCAATGTTGATAAAACACAAACCTTCAGAATGGTCGAAGGTTTTAGTGAACGCACAACTTGTCTACAAGACTCTAGAAGATCGCGGATATTATCATGGTAACCACAAAAAGTACCCGATTTATGATTTCGCATATACCGGCAGATCCAAATGCATCAAAAACAACATTCAAGGGGCAACAGTTAACGACGAGATTTATCACATTAACGATGAATTTGACATTTTTCTCCATTTTGATTGGGTAGCTGCTGACTTTCGAGCAGCAAGTCTAATTAGTGGAGACGAGAGTCTTGAAGAATCTTTTAAAACCTCAGATCCTTATACCCGCCTTGCTGAGGAATTAGGAGATCCTGAAATTACCAGAGAGCAATGTAAATTAGAATTATTTAGAAGTTTTTATTCTATGAATCCCGATGCTGCACCATTAGAGTTATATCCTCAATTCTCTGAATGGATGAGGAATAGTATTACTAAAATTGAAAAAGATGGTTATAGTCTTTCATTACTTGGTCGGAAGTTTCAGATGGGGGCTGAGAGGACAATCAAAAGCGCTTTTAATGCGCAAGTTCAAGGCACAGTAGCACACGCGATGCAAAATGTTATTTGGCGGGTACACCAGAAATTCCCGGAAAACATCTTGACTGAGGTTCATGATTCGCTTATCCTTTGTGCTAAGCCCAAAGATACCCCCGAAATAATTAGAGGGGTTAGTGAAGTTATGCTACATCCTCTCAATGGTATTTCAAATGTTAATGCGAAATTTCCTATTAAGATTAGCCTGGGCACTAAATGGAAAAAATGGAAACCCTATAAGGAGCTTAGGTGAACAAGAACGATAGACGAAGCCTCATAAAGAATTTAGATCAAGACATTAAAGATGTTTTGTTCATACTTCGTATTAAGCTCCCTGGTGGAAAATCTTTAAAACATGATTTTTCTGGGGATTTCACTCCTGAGTATGAACGTCTAGAAGAACAACTAGAGGAAACCCCTCAAATGTTAGCATTTTTTGGTTCCGTCCTTAGCGAACAAAAACATACTTGTAATGTTTTGGAGTTGAAGATCGCTCGAAGGCGCGCTGTAGTTTCTGAAGATGCACGGGAAACCGCTCAGCAATCTAATATGAAGATTGCTAAATATGTTCTCGACGAAATTGCTGATGGGGATAATGAATTATTAAAATTACAAACTGAATTATTAGTGGCCCAACGAACTCTGGGGAAACTTTATTATTTTGTCGATTCGATCAGAATGAAAACCGATAATTTACGAAGTTTGGCTGGGTTTAAACGACAAGAAATGCGCGATTCGACTTAGGCATCTTGCTGACGTTCTAAAGCATCAATTTTTTGTTCAATTTTCGACAACTTAGATGAAATTGCTTCTAAGCATCTCGTTTGAGCTTCAACACTATTAGCAAACGCTGTGATTGCATCGGCTAAACTTTGACGAATATACCAGACTTTTACCCCATCAGCATCTTCTTTATTATGCCAATCATGAAGATCTTTTAACATGGACCGTTCATCATATGTTAGAACGGACTTATTGCCATTGCTGAATTTTTTCATCGCGGCTTTTACTACTTCGACTAACCCAATAGCCACCGCAACTAATCCTGCAATTAAGATTTCGTTCATAATTTAAATTTGAACGATAAAAAAGAACGTATTTAATATAATAGCTACTACAGCTAAGAAACAAGGTAATAAAAATGGCAACTAGCAAAGACAAATTAGAAAGACTTCGCAGAGTTCGAGAGAAGATGCTTAAGAAAAAGGGCGGTTTCAGGCGAGACCCAGGTGAATGGAAGCCGCCACAAGTAACGGTTGATCAAACCTGGAAGGCTAAAGCTTATATTCTCCCACCTCTTAATGCTGGCAGCAAGTGTGCTAGTGGCACAGCAGTGGCAGGGATGGACGATCTATTCTTCTTCCAAGCCGGTGACCACTGGGTAAACCGTAAGAAGCACCCTTGCCCCCGAATTTATGATGGGGACCATTGTCCATTTTGTCAGTTAGGTTTCAACCTTTTGAGTGAAACTGATGACAAGAAGTCGCGTCGGGAGATTAGTCAAACTTATTTGCCGCGAACCCAGTATGTTATGAATCTGTATTTCCCCGACGTTTCGACTAACCCTGAAGAACTTCGAGGTCGCGTTGTGTTCTATGCCGCACCAAAGACCATCTTTGATAAGTTAGACGAATGCTTAGTGCGGGATAGCGATGGTGGGGATCCTGATGATCCGCAACCATGGGGCCTGTTTTATGACGAAAATGATGCTTACCCGCTTTCAATTTCGATTTGTAAACAAGGCGATTATAATAGTTATACGGAGACTAAGCTATTATCACGTAGTGGTCCGGTCGCTGATTCAGATGAGAAAGTTGAGGAAATTCTATCACAACGTTACGATATTCCTACCAAATATTCGAAACGTACTCAAGATAACCTCAAGATCCTTCAAGGTTTTGTTGATGCCCTAATGGATGGTGTGGCCGAGGAGAGTGACGATGGATTTGATACGGATGAGGAGGAAAAAGCCCCAGAAAAAGCCCCAGCCGAATCAAAGCCTGTTTCAAAGAAAAAGTCTGCTCCGAAGGAGGAAACTCCTGCAAAGGTTGAAGAAGTAGTTGATGTTGATGACCCAGAGTTAGCGGCTCTGCTTAATGAAATCAAGAGCAATAAGTAAATCGTCGTCTCCTCTCACAATGAGCCCGGGAATCCCCCGGGCTCATTGTCTATCAATTATGAAAACTACACACTTAATTATTGACGCCAAGAATATGCTTTATCGAGCGGTTTATTCTGCCCGGAGCGATAAACAATTTAAGAATTCTGAATATCATCCCATCAATATTGTATTACACATTTTAACTTATTATCGTGAAAAGTTTAATCCAGAACAACTCCATGTTTTTTGGGATAGTCCTAGGGACGTTACTTGGAGAAGAAAGCTGAGCCCAACTTATAAAGGCAATCGTGGCTCGCATGACGAAAAGGTTGTTAATGGGCTAATTAATTTAACCGAAGTTTCCGTCATGTTATTTAGCAATATGGGCATAAGACAATACTATCGTTCAATGATGGAGGCAGATGATTTAATTTATGCTTTTTGCAAATTAAACCCTAAAGAATCATCTGTAATTGTATCAAGTGACAGTGATTTAACTCAAATACCGTATTGTTTTAAGAATGTATCGGTTTACCATCCATCTAAAAAACGTGATAAGATTGAACCTCGGCCTAAAAACGATCCAGTTATTCAAAAATGTTTAATTGGCGATAAATCAGACAATATTGCTGGATATCATAGGGTTGGAAAAATAACTGCTAGTCGCCTAACTGAAAATACAGAAAAATTACACGAATTTTTCTTATCTGAAAAAGCTATTGCTCAAGATCGTAGTAGCGGCCAACGAGTTCTTGTAGGTCCTAAACGATTTTTGGAGAATTTACAACTTATTGATTTATCTTTATGTCCTTATCTTTTGGATAATTTAGAGTATGTATTAGGAAAGCAATTTAAACCCGTCAAATTTGATTTAAAAGCCGTTCGTAACTTAATCAGCAAATATAAATTGCGAGGAGTGACTGCGGACATTCCGAGGTATATATCTCCGTTTAAAAAGTTAGTTAGGGAATCAAATGCCAGTTGAAGTTCGTTTTGCCCATTATGGTTTAGTACAAGTTGGTCCCACAGGGGTCGTTCTAAGCGATAACGCTACTTTAAAAGAACGGACTGTTTCCTCTTCCGAATTCAGAGTATTTGATAATACTGATGGAAAAGAAGGTGGATCTCCCGCTCCAAACAGTGGCGGTTTTCCAACACTCGCAGCTTATTTAGAATTAGAAGCTACGGATCATTTTGCGATCGCAGTCTTAGACCAAACCCATATCATTACCCACATGATTACGTAATTCCTCTGTATATAGAGTGAGTTACTTATGGCTAAAACTGATTACTCCGCAATAGGAAAACGTTCTAAAAGACGAGGGAATACTTACGAACGTCGGTGTGCTAAACTCCTGACTGAATTCACCGGAGTAGGATTCCGTAGAGTTCCAACTAGCGGAGCTTTTAATAAACAAAGCGCTACGACCATTAGAGAAGAATTGTTTTATGGCGATTGTATTTGTGATCGCCAGGACTTTTTGTTTTGTATCGAAGTTAAAAACCAAAAAGTGTTCAATTTTCAAGCGATTTTAAAAAACCCTAATACTGCAGATTTCACGGCTTGGTGGTACCAATGTGTACGCGACTCCCATCAAGCTAAGAAGCTGCCTATGTTGTTTTTTAAACCAGATAACCAAGCTGATTTTATTGCGGTAGAAGAAAATTGGTATAATTTAGGATGGTATACAGGTCCTCATTTCAAAATTGATTGTTACCGCAAGCCCGTAACGATAAAATTAAAAAGGGAAGATCCAATTACGGTTACTCTACCAACTCCATATGTTATAAATTGGAAGGAGTTAACTAAGAATGTTGTTCCAAACATATTGTTTAGAGGCGACTAATGGCATGCTGCGGTAAGGGTAAAGGCAGATCAGGTGTAAGAGCGAATGGCAAGATTTGCCCCAAATGCGGGTGGATCATGCATCGAGTTCATAAATACAATAACACTAAAAAGCAAGTATATAAATACTTTCAGTGCACTAATAAAACCCAAAAGTGTCATTATAGAGAGAATATTTCATGATTAAGTTATTGTTGTTAATATTATTTGTTGAAGCTGTAACTGAAATTTTAGTAGAAAGCAGTATTTTTCAGAAACCCAGAGAGTTTGTTTATACTAGAAATGGGTTTTTAGGCGAGCTTGTAACTTGCGGATATTGTACTTCAGTGTGGGTCAGTGCCGCTGTAGCTTGGTTGGCTGTTTTTCCCATTAGTTCATGGTTTGTTATTAATTATATAATTACCGTTTTTGTTATACATCGGCTATCTAATTTATTACATGAATTGAACAATAAATGGTTAAATCGCAGACCGTTTTCAATGGCGCTTCATAAAACGGAAACAGTAATTATACCAGGAGAAATTAATGAGCCAAGACCAGGACCCCAAACGCTTCAAGGGCCGGAAGAGGATTAATGTAAGTCCTGAAGAAGCGACACGTTTGTTTCAAACTCCTCCACAAAAACAAAGCAAAAAACAAAAAGTCGATCACTCGTCAGGCATGGCACGCCCAGCCGGTGTCGAACCGCCAGAACAAATTCATATTAACAATTTGGCCGATTTATATGAATTAGTTAAAAAATTGAAGCCAGAAAATTCAGTTAATGATGTTAAATCTATCATTTATGATTCAAAAAACACTTCATTTGCAGATGAAAAATTTAATGGATATATTACAATCCCCCAGTCGGGTGGTGATTCTACAGTTAGACAATCAATCCTCGAAGGATTTGAAATGATCCGAAATCATCAAAAGTGTTACAAAGCGCAACTCACCGCCCATGAGTCACCCGAGGATTTTGGTGGCTATATGCCTGCCCGTGTTCCTGATCCTGAAAATCAGATCACGTGGCTAGACGGATTTATTACCCGACGTCTTGGGGGTAAACGTGAAGGTTTGCTCGTGGTGTGGGATTTGGTAGAAGGTAAGTATCAAATGGATCCATGGACTTGCGAGGTTAAATTAGTTGATGTTTAACGTAGTTGTATATGGCGCAGCCTTAGCTGCTTTGTGGTATTGGTTCTACCTGATTGTCCGCAGGGATTTTAGTTCCAAAGCTTTGAAGCAATGGATCACAGTTATTGTTCCACAAGGTATTTTAATTGCTGTAGCGTTAATGCTGTTGGGGGTATTATGAATCTGCAACAAGTTGATTTAGCTCATTATAAAAGTCTGAGGAAGTGGGATCCACAGATTGGTGATTGTGTAGTTTGGCACGGATGGTTGACTCACTATTTTGGAGTAATTTCAAGTGTTATTCGAGAAGAAAATCGAGTGGAAATTGTTAAACAAGGAATCCCCGCATTATTATTTTCAATGACTCCAGAAGAACACAAGAAAAACAGTGTTAAAGTAGATATTGGTGAAATAAAAGGAAGTACAGGTGGTCGTTATGCAACAATTAGAGCCCAAGGGAACACCATCGTCTGGTTTGTCTGAAATCCCAAGTTTAATAGCTTATCCGCGTGTCCTAGAGCTAAAACAGATTCCAGAGATCAAAGAGCAGTTTGTTTATGTAATTAAAGGATATGTCGAACAAGGACTCACGATAATGGTTTATCGTGATCTAAATTCCGGCGAAGTCTTCCTATCAATTGGCGATTTTGATGCTAACCCAATTGATTTATCAAATGAATCCAACCCACTACAAAAATTTGCAATCGAATTTGCACGAAACGATTCGCCAAGAATTATCGGATTAATGAAAGTTGCTCGAATTTCTAAGCTAATTCTATATATTGCAGTATATGGAGAAGAGCCAATCCTGGTCGATTTAAGAACATCCCAAAACAAGTTTTATGGCCCCGGAATGATTCGTGATTTATTTAGTAAAGTTTACCCAACACAAGAAGTTGTTAAAACAATTGCTTTAAACCAAAATACAATGGAGGCTATCAACAGAGGAGAAGGATCCTATCAAGGTGACTTAATTCTGAAAACCAGCGCATTTAAAACTATAACAAGAGGCAATGAATTATTGCCCATGTATGCTAAAGTGATTCGAAAATAACAAATGATGCATGCGTTAGTTCTTAATAAGAATTGGACCGCTATAAATGTGACTTCCGTAGAGCGCGCTCTGATGCTTATGTGTCGTGAATCGGCGAAAGCCTTATGCCCAGATACTTATGAATCATTCTCCATCGAGCATTGGATCGAACGATCAATAGATCGAGCCAAAAAACTACCAATTAGCAAATTTTTCAAAACTACAAGGTACCCTGTAGAACGGCCAGAAGTCGTTATCCTCTCAGCATATGGAGGAATACCATTTACAGAAGTTAACTTCTGTAGACGAAATCTGTATAAACGTGACAGTTATGCCTGCCAGTATTGTAATATTTCATGTGCACCAAAGGAATTAACTATTGATCATGTTGTCCCCAAATCTCGTGGTGGCAAGAGCACTTGGAAAAATTGCGTTACTTCATGTCTGAATTGTAATAATAAGAAATCTAATACCCCACTGGCTAAAAGTGGTTTAAAATTATTTAAGGAGCCTAAAATTCCTAAATGGCAACCAATTGCTGGAATGATTCCACAGAAACATCCAGATAGTTGGTTCAAGTTCCTTAAATATAAAATATGAGATTAACTGCCGTACAACGTCGTCTTCTATCAGAAGATGGTGTTCTCGATTATAAGGGACCCGGCGCTACTAAAGCAACTCCTGATGCTGTTCCTCATGGGGCATTTAAAGGTACTTCTGAAAAACCTTCAGACAAATACATGTCGCTCTTAGACCGCATTGAGGAACTATTAAAAAAACGAGTGCAATCTAAAAAACAAAATTCTGCTGGTATTTAAGATGCATGATCTTATTCACCAGCGGATTCCCTTATGCGGGTAAAACAGAATTTGCTAAACGGCTTTGCCAACGTTTAGACCAACAACACCTAATACATATCAACCCCAAAGATCTTTATCCTGAAGATTTTGATGCACTATCTGAAGAGGAACAACAAGCTATAGGTATTGTAGCTTGGGAAATGGCCTTTGAAAAAACTGACAAATGTATTGTTAAATTGCCTAACAAAGTACTAATTATTTTGGACACTTGTTGTAGTTCAGCATATCAAATGACTCAATTATTTATGGACGCAAAAGTTCGAGAGCATGATATTTATTTAGTTTACGTGAATGCTTCACTAGAAAAACGAACAGAACTAGCAGCAGATAAAAATATAAGTAAATTCGAGGGGAAATATGCTTCAAATTTTCAACAAAGTTTGCCAGAACTCAAGCACATGTCAGATTATTTCTTAATCATAAATAATAATGGGAGTTTGTCGGAATTGGATGAAAACATTTTACCGTTGGCAGCCACAATCATCGAATCAAGAAAAAACTAATTTATGGCTAGGATGATCGAATATATTAATCCCAAGGGCCATGCTGTACAATTATCATCGCCAGACAAACGCATCATTAAAATCCCACCTAATACCAAAATTGTCTTATCTGATTGGTATATGAATTATTGCCCCAAATATCTTCGGGTAGTACGGGTTATTGGAGAAGGTAAAACCCCACTCAAAACAAAAGACGCTAGGTACACTCCGACGACCACGCCCAGAGGCAGAATTGTGCCTGGTCAAAAACATAAGATTAAAATTCAAAACACAACAGGCCGAAATAAAAAACCCAAAGTTTTAACCCATGCTGGACATATTCGCGCTGAGCGTAGCATGACATCTCAGATTAGAACTATTAACAAAAGACCAACTGTAGGACGGAACTTACGCGAAAGTAAAAAACTATTCACTAGTTCTTGTCAAAAAAACAAATGGACCATTTCTAACAATATCGGCATTGGAATTTTAAGTTTTAACAGACTTAAATCATTACAACGTTTAATCTCCTCTATCCGAAGTTATACGGATCTAAAAAGGACTACTGTCTTCGTTAGCGATGAATCAACGAGCATTGATGTTCGTAATTGGTTACAAAAACAGACTGATATCGTGGTTCTTACCAACCAAGCTAGATTGGGGGTAGCAGGAAATACCAACCGTTTATTACGATGTTTAAGTAGATTTAGATATGGTATTCTGATGAACGACGATGCTGAAGTTCTTCAACGTGGGTGGGAACAGTTTTATGTTACGGCCCATCAGAAATCCAAATATCAACATTTTTGTTATCATCAAAGCGGTGTTTATGGTGCTAAACGAGTTAGAAGTTTACAACCGCTCGTTGGTGGAATTGGTATTGAAACCATTACAGAAAAGCCACATGGGGCCGTAATGTTCTTTACAAATGCTGTTTTTGAAAAAGTTGGTTATTTTGATGAAAAGTTTGGAATGTATGGAATCGAGCATGTAGATTGGTCTAACCGAGTTTCTATGGCCGGAATACAACCCGCAGGTTTTCATGACGTTTATGGTTCAGAAAGATATTTTAAAATCCACCAAGATAAAAGTGCAGTTCCGCAACGAACCCAATCCTTACAACAAGCCCGTGAGATTTATTCGAAGATTAGTTCACATACAAGAATTTATGTTAACGCTTCGGCGGAGACACAAGTGCCATCTATTTCGGTAATTATTCCAATAAGAAATATTGGTCGACAAGGTGCAGCAGAAACGGTAATCCAATCCATTAGATCGCAATTATTCCCCCATATCGAGATGATTATTGCTGAGCAGGATCAAAAACCTACGTTTAATATGATTAACGTTAAACCATGTCGATATTTCTTCGCTAGAAACAAATACGAAACCCAACCATTTACCAAAGCAATGGCTTTTAACTTGGGTGTAGCGAACGCTTCCCACAATAAGATTGTTTTACAGGATGCCGATATCATTTGCCCGTCAAATTATGTAAGTAAACTTTATGAATTGCTGGATACTCATACTGGCGTTCATATAGGTGCTAAAGTTCTTTATATAAGCCAAACGTCTTCAAATGAAATTGTTTCGAGGAAATTGATCAACGAGCAAAAAGTTTGTGAGAATGCCGTTGGTTATTTTGAAGGTGGATCTCTTGCTTGTACTAAAACCCTATACTTTAAATGCGGCGGATTTAATGAAATCTTCGAAGGTTATGGAGTTGAAGATTGCGATTTCTTTGATAGATTAAAACATACTGCCAAATTTTATAATAACAGAAGCGAAGATTTTGTTCATCTGTGGCACGGACGGACTCCTGGATGGGATCGATTCCATGCACGAAACAAGAAAATTTATACTCAATTAAGAAAGAGATCTAATATAACACAATATGTTAGTTCTTTAATTGTAAAATTAAAAGCAATGTATCCTGAGGTTATGAAGAGGTTATGATGGTATGTAGAGAATGTGGTAGTAATATTGAAGAAGAAGGCTATTGCATTTTATGCGATCATTTTCTGCGTGCGCAACCTATAGAAGAATTAGACCCTAAACCAGAGCAATAATTAGTATACACCTTCCTGGTGGAAACCATCTTAACATAGGACAACGTTAAATAATAACAGGTCCACATCAGGTGTAATCATGTCCAAAAAGTTAAACATTTTATGCTGTAATCCTAATGGAGGAGCGTTTCTTTATATTACTAGAGGATGGGAAGCCGCTTTTAAAGCACTTGGGCATCAATTTCAACGGTGGGACGGGACAGACGCCCAACTAAAACGATTTAAACCCGACCTCTATCTTGGTTGTTCAGGATGGAGACAAAACTTTCCTCCATGGGCCAAGGCTGCTTTTAAAACCAAAGTTGCCATTCATGTTAACCCTTGGGGTACCATTAAATTAATTCCTAAACCTCGGGAACCTAATGTCAATGAAGCTCAAGGCGCAATTGATTGGGTTCGTAATCAGAAACCCAACTTTCTATATTGTTATGCCGTCGAAGAAGACATTAAGACGATGTGGAATAATTGGTTAAAAATAGCTCCTATTATTCCAATTCCCACAGGCGGTAACGCTGTTAGTCATACGCCTGCTCCTAAAGATTCTAAATTCACATGTGATCTTGGTTTTGTAGGAGGTAGATGGCCTTATAAAGCTATGAGTATTGACCAATATCTTATGCCAGCAGTTAACAAACTGAATTCCCAAATTTATGGTTGGGGGGGTTGGCCTAAAGGTCCGAAATTTAGAGGTTCAATTGGAGATGCGGATGTCAACAAACTTTTCTCGTCTGCTAAAATTTGTCCGTCAGTAGTTGAACCCCATACTGCCAGATACGGAATCGATATTCCAGAACGGATGTTCAAGGTCCCCCTAGGTGGTGGATTTACTATTTGTGATCCTTGCAAGGGAATTGGACGTTATGTATCACCCGATGTGTTCCCATTAGCCCGCAACCCGTCGCATTATTTTGAACTCTTAAAATTTTATTTGAAAAATGATGCTAAAAGGGAAGAATTGCGCAAGAAACAACGCAGAGCTATTTTAAAAGATCACACGTATTTCAGCCGTATTCAGGGTTTTTTGAGACTCTCAGGATATCCTCAAGAGGCTGCCGAGGCCCAAAAGAAAGTTGAGCAGCTCCTTAATGCAATGGTATGAAAACACAATCGATGTAGATGGGACCGAAGTTTGTTTAAAAGGAATTTACTTAGAATCCGATTCTATAATTCTAATCACATATGATTTCAATCATGAAGGTAAGAGGGTATTCTTTTGCCCATGGAGTAAAACAGTTAATTTGTGGACTCATCAGGAGATTCTAGCAGAGGATATCCGTTCTAAATTTTTAGGAAAAATCAAGAAGATCGAGCATAATTTACCTGTCCTGGTCGAAAAAGCGAAAACAAAGCAAGACGTATTTAAGATGACGGATCAAAAGACTGAAACTGACATAAGGAGAGAAAATGACAACCACAGCAGTTAAAGCAACACCGACAAATACAGTAGAAGAAACTGAATTATCACCCAAGGCTACCGCATGGTGCCGAAAAGTAGCAGGAATCGCCCTAAGGCGTGCTTTCCGAGTTAAAACCCTCGAAGGGTTTCAAAATTCGCTTACTGAAAGCAAATTAAGGTTCTTCCTATTACCAAAAGTTTATCAACGTAGACGTATTAGCCATACTGATCGTGAAAGCAAGATTTTCCTACATCCCGAGTTTTTCGATGATAAAGGAAACATTCGCCGCAAGCTCCCCAAACCACTCCGAGAGGAGTTAAAAGCAGCTATTTACAAGGAAGTCGTACGTTTTGCTTTTAAACGTAACAACGCTAACTTTTATAAGGCGATGGTTCGTTGTTCATGGCGTGGTCCTCGTGTTGATGGAGCTTTTGGCTCCGCAACTGAAGCACGAACGGTCCTAGCAGAGAAAAAACAACGTAGGACTACACAACGCCGCAAGGTAGTTGAGGTTCCTACGGGCCTTACTGAGGATGTCAAAATGTGGGACCTTACGGCTGGGCGGCATGTTTTGGTTAAGGACGCTCAGATTTTCCTAGCCGATGGGAAAATCAAGATCGCTCGTGGCACCCATAATGGGAAGAAGCTCCGGACGATGCTTCCGGGCGGCGCGGAACTTGCAAAGCAACTAGCTTAATATCTTAGGGCGTCGGTTTTTACCGACGCCCTTTTTGTATTTAAAAGTTATGGCCAAAATCACCATTCAGTGCGTTGACTGCGACAAAGACCGGGAAATTCAATTCGCACACCGGAGCCTAATTAAACGTTGCAAAGATTGTCAAATAGAATATAACCGAGATCAAGCCCGTAATCGATATCGAAAGAAACGTGGGATACCATTAGATAAACCGATTATTACGCCTAAACCTCCAAAGAGGAAGAAAGAACCAAAACCCGAACGCCCGTACTTTACAACTAAAGAAATTCAGGTTGTCAAAAATCCCAAAATTGTTCAAAGAACCCCTAAAGAGGAAAAACAACACCAAGAAGCTGTTGACTACCTATTCTCCCTTATAGATGACGACTCAACTACTGATGATTGGTAGACTAAGGAAAACCAGCAGCAGGCTTTTCTAAAATCTTAAGGACACCCGAATAAACGTCCTTCAAACCCCAAACCTCAGCAGGAGAAAACCAATTTAATTCAGTAAACTCATTATTAGGGTTAGCACACCCACCCGTTTTACGACAAACCACATAAGTCACACCCGTACGCCAATTGCAAATCTGACTATGGCCCTGAGGTTTAACCTCAAAGCCAGTTTCCTCAAAAGCTTCCCTAGTAGCTGTTTCACCAGGACATTCGCCATCTTCAGCATGGCCCGCTGGGAAACACCACTTTCCCTTACGATCATCATTATTGGTTGCCTTGCCCAAAAGAACCCTGCCGCTGTCATCATAAATAACAGCAATTGAAGCTAAGTGTGGTTCTTCGACTAATAATAAGAGTTTCATTATAGACTTCTAATTTATTTTTGTACTAGTATATAGTCTATAGTGGCAGCAAACATCCGAGTTGAACAATCCTTCGTCCTATATGCTTATTGTAGTGTCCAATATGACGGTCGTGCAAAATCCTACCTGGATCCAGGAAACTACCTAATCACCCATAAAAACGACGGTACTTTACGTATCGACGGTGGTGCCCTTTGTACCCCCCTAAACTACCAGCCCCCCGGAGCCATTCTTTATAAAAAAGGAAATCGATTAATTTCTAAACGAAAATGTGAAACGATTATTATCGAAATTTTCAACATGCATCATTATCAAGAACTTAAAGATTGGTCTTTTAATAAAATCGAAATAACAAAAACCGAAGCAGAACTCCGAGATCGCTTGTACGATAACATCGAACAGGTTTTGAATATAAAAGTTAAGGAAATATTTAAGGAATTTAAAACACCTGTTGGTTTAATTGACATTTTAGTTATTGATGAACACGATACTTATCATGTTATTGAAGTAAAGCGCGGAAAATCTAATCTTGCTACATGCAGCCAGCTAGAACGTTATACTTATTATTTCATTTCGATTATGAAAAATGTTCAAGATTATATTGCTAGTCCTGATATTAGTACAAATGCTCTTAACTTTGCTAATGAAAATTTTCAGAATTATTTAAAAGCTGAACACGTATCTTAAAAACAGATAATATTTAGAGGTTCCAAATGAACGAAGAGATGAAGCTATTATTAGAAAAGTATGATGATGAGTTGGCTCAACTTAAAATTCTTCCGCATCGTTCTGAGGATTATTGTGGCGAAATCGGGATTCAGGGCCTCCAAGACAATATGAAACAAATGGCTCATGCCCGATGGATGATTAGTCAGATGGTTGATAAGCCTGATGTTGAGGAGTGGTCTGATTGTAAGATTAATCGTTGGCGTGGGTTTATTCAGGGTGTTCTTTGGTGCAACAAAATTAGAGGCATTTTAGAAATGCGCGGTGAGGACCAGGACACCACCTGATAGTATTTAAATTTCATGACTAAAGTTAAATATCGCAAATGCCCTAAATGTGGCAAGAAGATGGCTCTTCGGAAGTCTCATACCAAGGGGACTAAATTCTGGGGCTGTATGGCATTTAGGGAGGACGGTTGCGATGGAACGGCTCCATATTATGGGGCGGGCGCTCGTGCGGGGCTTGATTTAGATATCCGAGAAATTGAAAACGGGTATGTTGTTGTGTCTGCCAATAAATATTGTGACAATGTTGAGGATGAAGAGGCTCCAGAGCATTATTGTGCTGATCGTAGTGAACTTAGAGAGTTTTTATCTCAGGTTTTACAAGATGAAGTAGAGAATCTTTTAGCTCGAATTGAAACTTCGACTGAATTTGTAGATGAAATAGATCAAAAAGTTGTTAAGGATGTTAAAGTAAAAGTCGCACAACGTGGCACCAAAAGCATCGACGAAATAATGAAGAAAGTCGCAGCAGCTAAGAAAAAAGCTGCTTCTGGTTGACTCCGCATGTGTGGTTCCACGGTTTATCGATAAGGAAGTTATGGAGATCAGGCTTTCACCGCTACCCGTCGTCCTGTTTTGTGGGAACCCAGGGCTCCACGACGTCCAGCCATCCCTCGTCCCCATTCGTCCTGATGACATGGACCACGAACAGGGGGCGTCGTAGAACCCGCGCAACTCGCAGGCGGTGGTTCCCGTCCCACAGAACGAAGATCCGGCGAACGCCGCACCAGGCGCCCACCACGTCGTGTTGGGGTACCTTGTTGTCCAAGACGCCGTCTGGATCCAAGAGAATCCGCTCAATCTTGAGCGCGCGAGGCAGCTTGCTGCTGTTCAGGTAGACTAGCTCGGTGGGGACCAACCACGGTCCTGGCCGTAGCTGGCGAGAGCTGGTCGGAGGTTTCGCTGGCATCTACACGCCCTGCATGAATTTCTCGATAAGGAAGTTATGGGGTTGATTCCGTAGACCGATTCTGGGGAGCCTGAATCGAAATTGATAATGGTTATTGCGGTCGGCTGTCAAGCTGGTGTCGGGGCTGCGGGGAATCCGATCACGTCAACCCAACCGTAGACCACGCCAAGGACGGATGGAGATCCCCCAGCCGCGTTGCTCTCAAAAAAACCAGCACCGTCAATGGGAAGCTCAAACTCAACCGAGACCAAGCCCGCAGCGCCTCCCGTTCCTGTGTCGGCAGGAATGACCGTGCGTAGCCCACGATTCAAGCCCACTCCGGAGGAGTAGCCCTCTCCTGGTCGTCGGTAGTTCACTGCGCTCAAATCAGTCGCGTGGGAGTTTGATGCCTGGTAAGTTGTCAGAGCAAACCGCGCAGTTCTTGGAATGTCAGGTATTTCCAGCGGGGAGGACACGCAGGCTGCGGAGAAGGAAATTCCAACGGGAACACTGAATGATGCGAGGTTGGTACCTATTAGAGCCTTCCGCCGCCTCCCAGCATCCTCGTAAACCACGGGGCGAATCCCGCCGCCCTCGAAGCCCCCTCCATCTCTGACCCAGGCAACCCGCCGCCAGCTCGCACCATGGTCGTACAGGGGGCAGACGTGCTGAGTAGATACAACGGCAAAGCCACCGTCGCTGACCCAAACCGCGAGCCAGCTCGGCGTCTGGACCGCTCCGTTGTCTTGCCGCACGCCTATCGTGAGCGCGGACGAGGCAGCCACGGTGCGGGATGTAGGAACCACGACAACCGTGCCCGCTGCGCTCAACGTGTTGATCCGCTCCCGGTTGATGGTCGCGGTGTCCGGCTGGATGGTCGCGTTGTGAATGATGGAGTAAGTAGCTCCCGTGAGGTCCCCTCCCGGGATGGCTGCTACCAGCGTGCAGGCTTCTTCCCCAAGGATCTCAATGACGCGAGACCATCCTCCTGAGTCGTTACCGATCAGGTCTCCAAACGATATGGACCGGGCGATCTCGGAGCCTGCCGAAAACGTGGCAGCAGTCCCAACCGTGGTGAGGGTTCCGGTTCTCGGGTTGTAGGGCGTAAAAAAACCATCGCCCTCAGTGGCAGAGTAGATCGCGCCGGAAGCGGTGATGGTGTTCCCTGATTGCGAGCAATTCACAGACCCCGATGCGAGGTTGTCCAGCCCGACCTCATCAATCCCAAGGTTTTGCGGGAACCCCGTTCCGCCAGCGTGCCCCAGGGTGATGTCAATGACTTTCTCGGCCGTGACCGTGATGTCTGCCGAGTCGTTTCGGTCTCGGCAGGACCCAGGCAGAACATGGACATCATTCTCGCCGACGCCAACAGCACCAGCGCGGTTCCCCCAAACCTGAAGCCCTTGGATGTAGTTCGTCGACAGGCCACCCCCTGTTAATCCCGTAACCGTTGCCCCAGCAAAATCCACCATACTGCCAGAGGGAAAGTCAGTAACAGTGCCGCTTGCACCAATTGTAATAACACCACGTGTCCCAGAAACAACAGTACCCGGGACAATATTGATTGCGCCTGAATTTCCGCTCATACCACCTCCAGCTCCCGAGGTGATCGAGACGCCGCCACCGATACCAGTCGCTCCCCCCGCGCCGCCAGATGTAATAAATATAGCACCACCACCGCCTGTCGCCCCGCCTTGACCAGCAGTTAAAGCAAGCGTAGTTCCGGTTCCAGCTCCAGTCCCATCGGCGGAGTCAATCATTTCCGTGACGATTAGGGGCACATTAGCTGCATTTAATGTGTTACATTCAGTTAACTGACCAGTAAGATCATCCTTGCCATATAAAGTTGTAGACATAATCGCCCTCTAATTAAAATTTGAATGTAGTTATGGAATAATGAAAAAACTTATACTAAATAATCTCGAACAAAATCCATTCCTAGATGATCACAGACGGCTCGAACAAATGCTTCCATGCGGACTTCTAAACCAGCCCCAGTAGCTGTATTTTCAGAACGATAAATCCATTCTCCAGTTGCAGTATCGTGTGGTGAGATTAATGTGATATTTCCCATCGCATCTCCGACCTTTACTTCACCTGCATCGGCGAATATGACACCACCGCTACCAGTAAGTGCGCCAACTGGAGCAGTAGTCGCATTAGCCATGTGGAATACACCTTCCCCATCCGTTGTTGCAGCAACACCAGGGTTAGAAAGGCCATAACCGAAATTGCCTCTTTGGCCAGACGCACCGGGGACCGTGCCATTTGATACCAGAAAATGCCCGCTACTTCCTGAGCCCTGGCCGCCGTCTCCTGTAGTGAAAGATATATTTCCACCATCACCAGTTCCACCTGAGAAACCACCGCCGCCAGCAGTTCCGAAAATGCCGCCACCATTGCCTGAACCGCCATCGGCAGCGTAAGCTGCTATAAGACCAACACCTCCTCCGGTCCCATTGCCAAATGGCTGGCCGCCATGCACCTCTCCAGCACCACCTTGCTGGTTTCCAGCACCGGCACTGCCACCAACCACTTTAACAGTGGCACCAATGCCAGCCACAGTATTTGTACCACCGTCAATGCACAATACAGCATCCGCCGCATCCGCCAAGGTAATTCTAAAATTGCCACCCCCGCAAATTTTGATATTTGTAGGTATAGTAACATCATTACTGAGGGTAATACCACCAGCGCCAGCTATAGTTAAAAGGCCGGCCGAGGACAGGATCAGCGAACCCGAGACCGTGGTGCCCAGGGTCAGGCTGTTGCCCGTGACGTTGAAGCTCGACGCCAGGTCCATGTCGAATGTCGCTCCCTGGGTGCCGCTGACGGCGAAGTTCCCGGTCGCGTCGGTGACGATGGAACCGTCGCCCGTGTCGTACGCCTGCTGGAGGTCGTTGCCGGCGCCGCTCGCCAGGTTGCTGAAGCTGATCGGGGTCACGTCACCCCAGCCGACTTGGAAAGCCGTGCCCGCAGGGTTGGACTGCAGAACTGCGACCTTAGTCTGGACCATCGTACCGGTCGGGGAGGCGTCGTCGGCCATGGTCGTGTTGACGATGCCACCGACCGAGGCGTCCGGGGAAGCGTCGATCGTGATCGTGCCGCCAGCACCGGCCACGACGGCTGAGATCTCGTAGAAACCTGCATTGGTCGCCATGCTGGGATTCTGGTAGAGGATGATGTCGCCGACGGCGAACAGGGTACTCGGGTCCAAGGTGACGAACGTAATCACGTTGGACGAGATGTCCGACAGATCCGTGGTCCCGGCCGCAGCTGGATCGATATTAAATACTATACCAGCAGACATAGCCGCGTCAGCAGTATATCCAGTGTTGCCGGATATAAACTGGGTCCCAGATGCAAATCCACCACTGGCCTGCAAATTACGAGCAATTTTTACGTCATTATCAAATATGACATCTTCCCCAAGCCCGCCAGTAGTATCACCCCCCGCAGTGATAATTTCAGCAAGGGTCGGCACCGGTGCTATACCGTGGAAATGATCACTATGAGCATATGTAAGCGCGACCCCGGCGCTCGGCATGGACCCGGCCGCGTGGGTGGTTTCGGCTGGGGGAGCGAGGAGGCCGAATGGGGCGATTAAGCTTAACTGACAGCTTTTCTTATTGTTGCCATCTGCGCTATCCTCGATAATAAAAAGGTCTGTCGCGACGGGGGCTCCCTTCGCAGTAATTGCCGCAATCTCACCAGCAGTGTCATCGTGAATAGCTGTTCCATCAGCACCATCATCGACTGTTGGATTGGGATAAGTACCACCTAAATCACCGCCAGCAGCACCATTTGGAGGAACTGATAAACCAGTAATTGTTGCTCCAGCAAAATCGAATGTACTACCAGGTGCAACAGTAGTGGTGATCCCAGAGCGAGCAATGGTTAATGAGGTAGCGGTCGTTGTACCAAACGCCAGCGCGCCTGTTGAGTCAATATTGTCTGCTATAAGCGCAGGCATTAATCCTGGATTTAATGAACTGACGCTAGTTTTTTGACCGGTTATAGTATCCTGGCCTGATAGATTAATAGACATATGATCGTCCTCTAATTAAAATTTGAATGTAATTAATGAGATAATTATAATCGAAAAATCAAATTAATCGAGAAGCAATCCCTCTTCCTATTCTTCGATTGACTATTAGGCGAGCAATTCTACTGTGAGGAAATCGGCCCCTACAGTACCAGCCGAAGCGTCGGTGAGATTTTCCCCAGTGACTTTAATCAGAATGGATGTCGTGCTATCCTCGGCAGGGTTGGTGCGCGCGACCACGGCCTGGCCAGCTATGTCTAGACTTCCAACATTGGCAGCAGACAGGATTATCCAAGAGGATGCCCTCTGGACTACATCAGCTACGCGGATCACGGTAGCCTCACAGGCCCATCCTCCCGTAGTGACGTCGGTGTACTCGGCAACGACCGTAGCGCCGAAATAGACTCGGATCCGGCCGTCACGGATACCAGCTCCGTCCATTCGACCACCGGTCTTGATCCGAAGGACTCTTTCCGAGCCCGCCCCGGCGAGGGTTCCTGCTGTTAGGCTGAAGGTATGGAGCGTCGTCTCCGACGCAAATCCGGTTTGGTTTGACTCGACCCCTCGCGAGAACAAGATAGGATCTGAGCTGCTTGGGCCCGTAGCTCCCGTAGCTCCCGCTGGCCCAACCGCACCCCCCGCAACAATATCATCAGGATCAAAACCAAAAACATAAACATCAAAAACCGCAGGACCAACTCCAAACGGAATGTCAACCTCAAGAACCAAATCAGTAGTAGCACAAACACTCTTATCAGGTAACAATAACTGATAAAGATCATCGGTAAGAAAAAACCCAAACACTGCAGCCGAATTTAATATGTTATCTAAACCAGTATCCCCACTTAATCCAAGGCTCACCTCCATCGGAGCACCAGAGGAGACACCATTAGTCATTTTTAAGAGGACTTTAGTAATGATCTTTGGTCCGCTAGTTCCGATATTTAGGAGGGTTATAGCGCCGGAAGTGGTACCGTCGATTGATACGGGGTCTACGAGGAGGATGTCAGTGTTGAGTCGGCCTGGGCCTGTGGCTCCTGTCTGTCCAGTCTGCCCTGCGGCTCCTGTCTGTCCTGCGGTCCCTGTCTGTCCTGCGGTCCCTGTCTGTCCTGTGGCCCCTGTCTGCCCTGCTGCCCCTGCTGGCCCAGCTGCGCCCCCAGCGATAATATCATCAGGATCAAAACCAAAAACATAAACATCAAAAACCGCAGGACCAACACCAAGCGCAGTATCAATCTCAAGAACCAAATCAGCAGAAGTACAAACACTCTTATCAGGCAGTAATAACTGATAAAGATCATCAGTAAGAAAAAACCCAGGTACTGTAATTGAATTTAATATGTTATCTAAACCAGTATCCCCACTTAATCCAAGGCTCACCTCCATCGGAGCACCAGAGGAAGCTCCATTAGTCATTTTTAAGAGGACTTTAGTAATGACTTTTGGTCCGCTAGTTCCAATACTTAGGAGGGTTATAGCGCCAGGAGTGGTGCCGTCGATTGATACGGGGTCTACGAGGAGGATGTCGGTGTTGAGTCGGCCTAGACCTGTGGCCCCTGTCTGCCCAGTTTGCCCTGTCTGCCCTGTCTGCCCAGTCTGCCCAGTCTGCCCAGTCTGTCCTGTGGCCCCTCCGCCTGGGCCCGTAGCTCCTGTAACTCCTGCTGGCCCAGCTGCGCCCCCAGCGATAATATCATCAGGATCAAAACCAAAAACATAAACATCAAAAACCGCTGAGCCAACTCCAAATGCAGTGTCAACCTCAAGGATTAGATCAGCGGTAGTACAAATACTCTTATCAGGTAGCAATAACTGATAAAGATCATCGGTAAGGAAAAAACCTGAGACCGTAGTTGAATTTAATATGTTATCTAAACCAGTGTCTCCACTTAATCCAAGGCTCACTTCCATCGGAGCACCCGAGGCGGTACCGTTGGTCATTTTTAAGAGGATTTTAGTGACGATTTTTGGTCCGCTAGTTCCGATACTTAGAAGGGTGGTGGTACCTGTGGTAGTACCGTCGATTGATACGGGGTCTACGAGGAGGATGTCGGTGTTGAGTCGGCCTAGACCTGTGGCTCCAGTCTGCCCAGTCTGACCTGTGCCTCCTGTCTGACCTGTGCCTCCAGTCTGCCCAGTCTGTCCTGTGGCCCCTGTCTGCCCAGTCTGTCCTGTGGCCCCTGTCTGCCCAGTCTGTCCTGTGGCTCCTCCGCCGCCGCCGCCGACAGCTGGCGACCAAAAGACTCCGTCAAAGGTAAGAACTTCGCCTGCTGCCGGAGATGGAGCGTTGACGTCATTTAAATTATCTAGGTCTTGTGGAGTGGGGGTTGTTTCTAGTGTATGTAAGCGTGACTCAACTGATCCTTCGGAGAATTGATAATTTCCGACAGCATCAGTAAGACATTCAATTTGAGTTTCCTGCTTATTATGATCTGCAGCAGGTATAACCTCGCCATCTTCGCGGATTGTTTTAGAGTATGGAAACTGTAGATCGCTGGCCATTTATTCTACCTGTTTTTATATTTAACCAACATTTTGTTCAGAAATTACGTCCTCTTTATAGAACGATTCAGGCCGAAAAGCAAGAGGCATCGATGTTTCCTTTTCAACAATAGTTGTGCCAAATTTAATTATTAAAAATTTGGGTTTAATAGTTAAATTTGCCATTTTCCATCTCGCATTTCGATTAGTGTTTTAACCCGGCTAGCACATCCTTCGATCATTAATTCTAATTGCGCAGCTATTACTTCACTATTTGTGCTTTCTATAGTAACTAAATACTGGCGTACAGATTCCTTCTCAAGTTCGATACACCGTTCGAATTTATCCTCAAGCTTATCCTCATCCTCATCAGATCCTACCTCATTACGAGTGAAAAGAATGTCAGGATCCTTAAAACTAAGGTCCATCTCACTAATAATATCTTCTAAACGCTTATTAAAAGAATTCTCTTTAAAAGGATCTTTATCGTCTTTTTTCTTCTTCTTCTTTTTAGGTGTTCCCTTACCTTCTCCATTGTACGTGAAAGCAGTCTTATTGCGACGAAAGGAACTAGGAAATTGGGATTGAACTCGGGCCATTTTGTTGGTCGGACCTTTAATTTGATCTTCTTGCATCTTATCCTCTTGGATTGGTTCTAATGTAAATTTAAATAGTGGGTTATAAGTAGGCACTGTAAAGTCTGTTTGCTTTAAAGCATCATAGTTAACCGGTGTACCGTCGTAGCTCAAGTCGACCCATTTGTTTTTTACAAAGTTGCTCATATGGCGCAGAACATTTGTGATGTCTTTGCCATCCAAGAGACGATATCCTTGAACGTTAAAATAATCAGCATCTATGCTATAATCAACATTGTTGATACGACAATGATGATCAAACTCATCGTAGACTTCTTTTAATCGTTCATGGATCATCTTAACGTCTTGTATCTACCAAAATACTTGACCATAGCATCAACTAAGGGACCAACCTGATTTGATAAATTAAGCGCATGACCGTTTTGACGCGTAAAACGACGTCCATGTGGATTACCATCAAACACCCACATCTGCTTCTCCAAATCAGGTTTACAACTCAAGTTAGTTGACCGATAATTTGCCGAACAACGTCCATCACTAAGATTTACCGACAACTGAGGCAATCGTTTACGAAGAGATTTAGCCAACTCAACATTATACTCCTCAATTGCATGTCGCAGGTTCATTTGAATTTCAGTCACACGATCCTGAGCATCCTGAAGATCCCTACGGAGTTCAGAAATAAGATCCAACTTCCCCGTTACATCAGAAGAGCCGAAATCATCAAGTTGTTCACTTAAAACATCAGAAAATTCACGTTTATTCATAATTTTTACCCGCTTAATTGCAGCTGCCCGTGTACAAATTCATTGAATGAGATCAACTGATCACGAACTTCAACATTCCGAATTATAGCCCCCGGCCATAGACGGAAACCCACCTTCCCAACTTCAATTTCAGGAGTAACAGGGAAATATGGAGTTGTAAT